GTCATGAACAAAACATTCAAATTGGGGAGTACATCTCCCGTCACTGTTAAAGAAGTGAAACGCGTTGCAAAGAAGTTTGCAGCTGGACGTGGTAAGGTCGCACACTCCGGGGTTGAATCCAATGAGCATGCCACCTATACCACTGAAGTTCGATTCGAGAACATTGTCCCAGTCGTGAATGTCACACGCACTAAAATAGAGGACTCCAACCAGGTTGGAGTTCTGAAAGGTGCCATTCTCGACGGAGTCCCGTTGACCGTCCCCTCTAACACAGCGGGCGCCACCATGCATGCAATGAAGAAACGGTGTGATTATTCGCCGTCTCTCAACCACCTCGGGGATTTCCTCAAAGGGCACGAGTTGCTCATGGACAAGTTTGATAAACTTGAGGAGATCCGCGTTGATGAAGTGCTCGTTGCCGAGTACCTCAAGAAATGCAAGCCCGGCAAGGCTGAACGACTTGCCGCGGCACTGGCTGGCGACGAACTGAGGGCGGACATGGGCACGAAACATGTGTTCGCGAAGCAGGAAGTCTTGCTCAAGGCGCACGGCGCGCAGCCGCGCATTGTATATCAGGGGAGTGATATGTACAATGCTTTGACGGGTCCTGTCGTTATGGAGCTAAACGCCAGGATGAAAACCGTTTTCTCGCGTTCCAACCCGAAGAATATAGGCAACGTCGCAATTTACGCCTGCGGCGCTTCTGGTGAGGAACTCGGGGAGGCGATGGAGAGCGCGACCGGAACTGCAATTGAGTCCGACGCGAAAAACAATGACGGGAGTCAAAGCAAGGAATTTCGCCGACCTGAGGCGATGTTCTATGCTAAACTGGGAGCACCCATGTGGTTCGTTAGAGAATTTGCAAAGAATTGCTCGGTCCGTGTGTGGACGCGATATGGTGTCGCGGCCACTGTTGATGGTGAGCGATGGTCTGGAGAGACCACCACCACAACGGGCAATTCTTATGTCCATATGGCCTTGATGCAAGCAGCGCTTTTCAAGGCCAACATTGAGCGTAGCACGAACATACATGGCGGGGATGACTACCTCGGCTACATTGATGGTGACGTGAAGGAGTACAAGGCATCTGTTGAGTCGACTTACAAGGTGTCTGGTATGGTTGCTGAGGTTGTCCCTCAGGCGACGCGTCACCACGCAACGTTCTATAGGAAGCGATATGTTCGCTCCGTAGCCGGGACTCTCCCTGTCCCTCAATTCGGCCGTGTCTTGGCTAAAATTAACATCCGTGCCAACCGTAACACGGGTGTTAATGACCGTGATTACATGGCGGGCAAGTATTTGTCCGCCGCGTATGAACATCGACACGTCCCTCATCTTCCGGAATTGCTAGTCGCAACTTCTGAGCGCCTCTCAGACAAACCGCATCTCGACTCTCGCCAGTCCAAGTTGGCAGAGATGGGATCCGTCGAAAACATCAAGGCTGTCGTGGCTCGTTCCAGAGTTCATGGCCTCACCGAGTTTGGAGAGTTCCTTAATGAGGTGTACGGTATTAGCACGTCCGACCTTTTTGACGTCTACGCAAAAGTTGCCGAATCCTGCGTCGAGTATTGCACGGCGTGGACCCGCGTGGACAAGAAAGGTCGCACAGTAAATCGTCAAGGAAACTTCAAGTACAAAGCCCCCGTTTTGTGCGGTGATGTTGTGGAAGCGTTGGCACGACTCGATGTTGGAATCTAGCAACTTCGGGACATCCCAGCTGTGGACATGTGATTAGCAAGAAACACAGACCACCA